AGGCGAAGGCAATGGCCCCCCTCAACCTCTGTTGCAGGGCCAGCTGCGCGCCCGCACTGTGGCGAGAGTGTAGCACCTAAGTCAAGTCGATTTAACATAAGTCCTGTTCAGAGCGGTGTTTCATATCCACCCCATCTGGCATATCCATATGATCATCTACATCTCTCCAAATTGGATAAATATCATCTTTCATTCTAACTCCCATATTTTCTTAAATTCTAACTGGCCTGATTGAAACGCGTTCTTCAGCGTTTCTTTGCCATCACTATGGAACTTAGTCATTAAATAAGGCTCTGACTGACTGCCTTCTAACCACTCTACTACTTCACCATTTGGATCAATAACCATATCGTCTAGATAATTAAACTTATCCAATATCGCATCAACTGATGACTCTCTTACTGACTCAACTATTTCGCTAGGTATATTAGCTTTCACCCATTCAACGAATCGCTTATCTGACTTGATAACCCACTTGAATTTAGGCTTAGTAGTAGTTACATAGGCAATAACATCATCTCCATATTCAGCCTTGACCCTATCTGCCCCAATGGCGTCCATCTCGGCCTGTAAAGCCGCTCTTAGCCTATCCTTGGCCTTCTTAGCCTCATCAGCTATTAGGCTGACTGCTGCTAGTTCCAGACTCAGTTCCTTGATTCCCATTCCTGCGCTCCCTTTCCTTAGCTCTTCTTAACCTGACCTCAAGTGATTCCAGGTTGATACCACAATCTTTAGCAATAAATTCCTTATCAAATCCCCATTCCATCAGCTGACGGATATATCTAATAGAATGGGGTTTGCTCATTTGTCTTTCCCTGCCCAGCCTTCGCCTTTGAAGTGGATTGGATTGGGTCTCCAGACTCTCCACATTGCAACCTTGCAATTATCGCAGATTACTTCACTTCTTAAAGTAATTGGCTGATATTCATCCTTTGTCGCTTCGCATTTATCGCAGCGATATTCATAAAGCGGCATTGTAAGGTCTTTCTTTAGTCTCATTACCAGTCCAATAGCGTTCTGATATTAATTCCAATCCAGCAGCTAATCGGCATATTCGACACTTTGCTGCCTTCATCTTCCATTTACCACATTGGTCGCATCGCACAATATCGTCCTCTTTGGCCGTTACGCGATCTGATGGATAGATGATTCTTTGCATAAAGCACCGCTGGCATTCAACCAGCCAGACTTCCTCAGGTGCTTCAGCAATATCTGTTGAATCGTATTTATGCAGCTCAATATGCGGAGTAACTAGCTTGCAATTTGAGCAGATAAAGGGATGAGCATCTTGCTTCATTTCTGGAAAACCCAATGCCCATCTGACCCAATACGCATCCATTTAGCAGGATGACCAGACTTAGGAGTAGGACATACCCAGCCCCTATATTCCTTGCCTTCCTTTGTGCCAGTCTTTAGCACCATTGGCCCATCGCCACCAGAGCAAAGCGGTATCTCATCAATTATCTCTGCACCGAATTGATTTGCTATCTCACTTACATCCCAGACAATTGGCTCAGGATCATTAGGCCGTTGCTCTTTTATGAATTCAGCAAGCGCTGGCTTAGTCGTTTCAATTGCCTTCTTTGGGCTTTGTTTAGTCTTAGCGAAGTATCCAGCGAGGTTAAGTGCGCGTCCCAGAGATCCAGTTTCCGCAAGCTCGAGTGCATATTGCTTGGATTTAGACTCTGAGGATAAACCTGTAGTCCAAGGATGTGCGTCAGCTTCAGTGCGATATAACTCAGTTTTAATGATATAGACATCGCAATTAGCGACAAGCGACTCTGCCAATATATGCGTTTTAATTCGATAGTCCGGGTAAGCATTTATAAACTCCTTTAATCGGTCTTGAACTGATACATAATCATCAAGGTAATTCGACATTTAACTTCTCTCTCCCTGCGAAATCATTTATCGCATCTTCTAACTGTTCTTTCAATGAATAAAATGTGCCATCTGGCCAGTTCTGTGCTTCATCGGCGCAAGGCTGGCAATAGAACCTGACCTGTGCTTTGCGAAGCGGTGTCTCGCTTTGGACTTTCCAAACTGCTGGCGTCATCGCTCTTAAATCCCAGCCGTTCTTATTTGCTCCCCAGCGATACTTGCAGTAATCGCAGTATTGATTCTGATTATGATTGCGAGTCAGACTCAATGTAGTCCCAATCTTCTGGAGTAGAAAATCTGCATCGACCCAAGATAGCGGCGTATCCAATGAGATCGAGATACGAATCCTCGCGCTCTGGACTTTCCACCATTCTTGAGAGTTTTGTTGCAATAGCAATAAGTGCCAATTCAGATGGGTCTCTGAGCTGAATACCGAGTGCTCTTGCGATTTTGTAAATGCGTAGAAAATTGTGCCTCGGGTCTCCATACTCAATCCCTCGGTCGAATAAGGTAGCACCAGCTTCTTCAAGCCATTCACTTAAGGATTTCTGTGTATCGGACACTTGACCTGCCTCTCTTATAGCCTTCATTAAAAGCTTTGGCTTTGGCTGAAGTAAATAAACTCCAGATATAAAGGCCGATAAATGGAACTCCAATGATTATTCCTACTACTGCTTCATCAGATAAATTAGGCAACATCTGCGCTCACCCCATATTTATCTAACCAATATGCTGATATTTCAGCCTTAGATAAACGGCCTCTCAGCTGCTTCTTGCCCATCCGCTCTTTAGCGAATCGCCTGATTATTGATCCCTTAACCCAATTTGTCTCATCAGTCCAAGCCCCTGCTTGAGAATCAAATCGAATAAGAGCTACTTTATTTACCATTTTGCTCCCGTTCTGTAATCCCTAAATGGATTAACGGGTTAAATGTATTTGTTTAAATCTATTTAGACAAGCAATAAGTCGGCGAGTCGTATATCTAAAAAGCCAGCGAGTCGCTCATTGGTGGCTTTGTTGCCAAAGTCAGTAGTTATAGGCAACCGCTTTAAAGCCCATTCAGGCTCGTTTATAGCCCCTAAATCAAACTGATAGACCCCGTGAGGGGTTGAATTAATGTAAAAGGTCTTAGCGCCCGTTCTAGCCCTTATATCGGCCAGATAATCCCACTTCTTCTTCTCAATCATCAAAGTATCGTAATGAGTCCTACGGCATTTAAGCTCAATATAGGCGTTGTGGGTAATGCCATCCGCTCGGTCGGTCGCTGATAAAGGCGTCAAGTCTGGATAAAGCGACTTGAGAGCCTCGAAGAGCTCAACCTCTCGAAAGTAGATTAGTTGTCCTCTTCTCCATCTTCCCAACCAATCTTCTTAATTGGGTCATCGGCAGGGACTATCCAATCGGGATAAGAGCTGCGATCCATTGCAAAGGCTAAGGCAGTTCCCTCATCCATCCCTGCCCTGCGACAAGCTTTATAAACTTCATTGGCAGCAATAGCCCAGAAATCAAGCTTTGTTAATGGGGTTTCTTTAGTAGTCCTGCGTCTTTTTGGACGCTTGACTGGCTTCTTACTTACGCGCTTTCGCGTTGCCATTTCTGACCCCTTTCGCTAGGGCCAATTCTAGCTGAGACTCCATTTTATCAAGGCGCGACACTATTGGAATATTTTCCAATTTAATTATGTAGCGAAGGCCAGCAATCAGTAAGGCAATAGAGCCTAAAACTGAAGCTACTAAGGTGGCCAAGTCAGCCGCTGGCATTAACGGACTTTGCCGTAACGCTCGTAGTTGGGGTTAAGCCAATTGATTATGCTAGGCAAGACTGATACGAGAGCTGCATTGGCAATTGCATCGACATCTAGGCCGACCGCCAGATAAGTCGCTAGTGCCGTTGCTAGGAATGTCTTTGCCCAGCTCTCTGCCATCTTCTTTAAGTCGCTCATTAGCTTCTCCTTCGAGTTTAAAATAACTGCCATCTTTGTCTCCCAAAGTTGTAAATGAAATATGGAAATGAGACCGGTGAGGGTTAGCGCCGTTATATTTTCTGCGCTTCCATCCGAGTATTGGACTCATAATCTTTCCATCAAAAATAATATAAGCAATTCGCTTATCGCCTTTCTTGGCTAACTTGCGAATCTTCTCAACTAGCGCGTAAGCCTCTTCTTTGTGAGCTGATAAATCGGCATCAATGTCTATTGCTCTAACGATTCCTGACTTAGCGTCTGGTATATGGTCAGAAGTGCCTTTTGCAAGATGCCTAGCATCAGCAATCCAGCCGTCAGACTTCCTATCGCGATCAGGATAATCGTCATCGATTTGTTCCCGAAGCTGAATACCTGCTGCGCATAATTTAGCCATTTGCTTCAATCCAACTTAGGCTATCTTCATCCCAAGCCCAACCAAATCCATCTGGTCTAGGAGTAGGCGGTTGCCAATTAAAATCATCATCTAAACTCCAACTTAGATAGGGCTGTGGCGCTATGAACACATCATTGACGGCATCATAGCTATAACCAATACCTGCATATTGTTTTCTAAAATTGTTGTTGAAAGAAGTTTGTTTCCAATTTGTGTAGCCACCTGACCACTCAGTAAGAAAAGCAATCCCTGATGCTTCTTCATTTTCAGGATCAAGCACAGAGTTATTGACTACATTTACTTCAAGAACTTTATTTTGATTATCTAATTTTGCAAAGTGGGCCATTATATTGTGATGCTCCCATTTCCTGTCCAATGATAATAAGTGTATCCACCAGAAACTGTCCTTGTCGGACTGCCAGTAGTTGCTGCTGCTGTGTAATTACCAGTAACTCTTAAAATAACTATTCCTGAACCACCAGCAGAACCATTGGCCGTTGAACCAGCATTTGAACCTGATCCACCGCCACCGCTACCAGTATTGCTTTGACCAGCAGTTGAAGTGCTTGTGGCGTTTCCACTTCCGTTACCGCCGCCACCATTACCACCAGTTCCATTAGTGCCACCAGAACCAAAAGTTCCACCGCCACCGCCACCGCCATACCAATAAGTGCCACTTACATTTTGACCAGTTGATGTTGCAGAACCCCAAGATGAATATGAACTTGATCCGTTTCCACCATTACCGCCGTTAGTGCCTGTTCCATTCGCGCCAGCAACAGTAATTCCACCGCCACCGCCAGCACCAAAATTAGGAGATGTAGCGCTACCACTGCCGCCATTAGTGTGTATTGTTCCTGTGCCGCCAACTTGTTGAGGGCCACCAGATCCACCACCACCACCGCAAGCACCAGAGAGTCCGGGTTGAGTAGCTGATCTACCACCAGCACCGCCAATAGAAGTTTTTATTGCACCAAAAATAGAACTTGTGCCACTTCCACCATCTGTCGTAATTGCTCCAGCGCTACCAGCGCCACCAATTGTAACGCTGTAATTTGTTCCAGCAACTAAAGCCGCATTAATTACCGCTGCTAATTCTCCAGCTCCACCACCAGCGCTACCACCAGCACCAGCATTAGCACCACCGCCACCACCGCCGCCACCAATGACTAATAAATCATAGACTTTAGCTTGGCTTTTACTGGAAGCAATAATCCCGATTAAACTCACTATTCAATATCTCCTACGACATACCAAGTGTCGGTTGCGACCTTGATGCAAGAAGCGGCTGAATATTGAGCCCTTAATTTAGGTGCTATGGCAGAAGCTCCTGTTGATGAGATTGTAGTAGTGCCTGCAGTAACTGCCTTAATTGTGGTCTGACCTGCACCGATTCGAATAACATTTATAACTGTGCCAATTGGAAAAGCGACATTCGCATTTGTAGGGATTAGAAAATCGTTGGCAGATCCAACGGACATAGTTACTAATTTGAAAGCATCACCTAAGACAACTGTATAAGTAGCAGTTTGGGCGTTTAATTGTAAATTGACTCCAAGAGCCCATTCAGGAGCAGTTGCACCAGAATTTACTCGGAGCAGTTGGCCGTTAGTGCCGATAGCAACTCTAGCTTTAGCAGTGCTGCTAGTGTAGTAATCAACATCTCCAGCAGTAGTTCCTGGACTTAAAGACTTTACTGAGGTATCAATAGAACTACCAAGGGTTCTGATGGCAGCTGCGCCATCCTTGACTAGATCTGTGTCTGCTGGTGTAGTCCAGCCGTAATTCGTTGTTGTTGGCATTAACTAATCACTCCAATCGCGTCTTGCCATTCTAAGGTATTGAGCACACTATTCCAGCTTTCTGCTGCATTGACCTGAGCCCATTGTTGAGCAAAGGCCGAAAACTCTGTTGGGGTAGCCAAGAAGGTAATTGATAGGCCCGAGACCGAGGCATTGAAAGTCCAGCCTTCGACAAAGCCAGTAAATTCGCCGCCTAGAATATTAAGGGGCAGATTAGTAATTCTGACTGGCTGGCCCATAAATATATTAAGTAGGGCATCTCTATCGGGGTTATCGATTTCAGGGGACTGAAGTGGGAAGGTTATCGATTGGAAAGTATCCCTTGGATAGGCGCGCAGCTGAATTAGGCGATCTGCTACATCTTCGACATCGGCTGCATTCTTAAGATAACTATTGAATTGCTCAGCAAATAGCCCATAGGCAGATTGAGAGCTAGTGTCTTGAGCCGTATAAGAGCTATTAAAATTGTTGCCATAGTCCATAATAATTTTGTTGGCTAAATCGCCTTGACGCTGAATTACGCCGATGCCAGAAGCGATGGCCTGCGAAGCGTCTAAGTCTGTATAGCCATTGGCAATTAGGTAATCCTGACGATGGCTTGCGTCTGCATATCCGATAAGACCATTAGCATCTTCATAAAGATAACCGAGAGCTGAATTAGCAATTGAATTGGCTATTGGGCCAATTATGCTATCTGTAATTTGACGGCTGACCATCGTATATTCGCCAGCATCGATTTCACCTAGGCCAATATTTTGAGCATCTGCCCAAGTTTCGGTTGCATCATAGGTTGCCCAAGTTTCTGCTGGTGGGACTTCATTCCAAGAATTAAGAAGCAAATCATCTAGCAAGTCAGTAATTTGAGCGCCGTCTAAACCTTCAGCCAAATTGCCATCAAAGATAGCTCTTTGCAATTTTGAAAGCGCTCCAATAGCAGTAATGCGAAGGCTAGTAATTACTGCACTTGATCCAGCGCTTCTTACTACTTGGCGCAAGTCTGAGATTCTACCGCCAAAGAGAGCCACATAATTTCCGCTAGTGTCTTTAATTTCAACTGTAACTGTTGTATTAATTGTAAATGAGTAGTTAGTGCCATCGGTGTTAATGACTTCAAGCGAGCAATATCCAGCAGGAGTTGGAGAGTTAATATCTTGACGGCCAGAAGTAATAGTTAGATTGCTAAGAGTAACTGAGGTTAATTCTGTGCCATTGACTTTGATTCGCCAATCGGGAGTCCAGAGGGTCATAGGATTTGAGCCGAAGTCCTTAGGTCTCCAGCGCCAGTAGTTCCGCGATTAGTAGAGTTATTTAGCGCCAAGATAACTGCTCTGGTAAATCCTTCTTCATCAATAGCGGATGGAGCATTTACATTTACAATCACATTGCCGCGCTCTTCACCAGCTCTTACGGCAGCAACATTAAATCCAGAAGGAATTGCATTACCGGTCGGGACTAGCGTTGATGGGGCGCTTGGAGTAGAACCTGATGGAGCGCTTGGCGTAGTGGATGGCTTAGGCGCTGCTGGAACGCTTGGGCTTGGTGCAGTAGCAATCTTTGGGAGTGTTGAACTGCTAGGGGTGCTAGGGGCTGAAAATGATGGCTTGGAGATTGTAGGAACATTAGGCAAAAGTGGAACGGCATTGTAAGCGCGGATAAGAACATTGATTGCATCAATTGCAAAATTAACTGCGCTCTTAATGCCATTAACTACAAAGCCGATAACATCTAAAACCCCACCTGCGACTTTGCCAATGAAGCTGAGTGCTGAGCCAAGGTTATTGATTAAAACTGGGACTACAAAATCTTTGATAAAGTTATAAAGCGTAGTCAGAGAATCCTTATTGCGAGCAATTGCATCGGTAACTGGCTTAAGTGCTGCATCCTTAAATTCGATAAATTTAGGAATAACTGTGTTAATAAAATAATCTAAAAGTCTTTGCAAAGTAGGCAATAAAGCAGCTCCTACTGATTCCTTGGCTTCATCAAAGCCCACCCTAAGTCTTTGAATTTGACCCTCAAAAGTATTGGCTTGAACTGTTGCTGCTCCGCCAAAGGTTTGAGCTAATTGCTTGACTGTGCCTTCTAACCCTAAAGTCTTTATTTCGGCAGCTGATAAGCCAACACCTAAACGGGTTAAGCTGCCAGTATTGCCTTCATAAGCCTTACCTAAAGCATTTGATACTGCCTCAACGCTTTTACCAGTAGCAGCTGAAATATCTAATGCTAAGTTTAATAAATCTTGCGACTTAGTAACTGATCCTGTAGCAGTTGCTAGGCGCTGAAGCGCTGGACGCAGTTCATCATCGGCAACGCCAGTAGCAAGCGAGGTCTTTAGTATCTGTTCCTCAACGGCCGAAATCTGGGCTTGCGTTGCCCCAGTAACATTCTTTAAGGCGTTGGCTAGGCGAAGTTGAGCAGCTTCATCTTCAATAGCTGCCTTAACGCCATCGACCGCTAACTTGACTGCATAGGCCGCTGCTGCTGCTGCTGCTGCTGCAAACGCGGCTGCTGCGACTTTGCCAAATTTCTCTAATTTACCGCCAAAGCCTTCAACCTCTTTGGAGCCAGTATCAAGCTTCTTTTTTAAATCATCGACATCAGCAAGAATCGAGAGTTTAAGTGTTCTACTGCCAGCCATTACTTATCCCACTCTTTCAATATCTTGGAAAATGCTTCTTGCCATTTCTTAATTAATTGAGGCTGAATCTTACGAAGGGTTGGGTAGATAAAGTAGCCAGCATTGCCTCGACCTTTGTTGGGTGTTCTTCTCGGGAACTGACGCAAGCGATTAGATCCAAATTCATAACCTGCCCAGAGTTCTTTTGTGCTACCGCCACCAGAAAAGCGCTGACTTGCGAAGCCGTAAGAGAACTCACCGATTTTGGAACTTGCTGAGATTTTAACCCCTGAGGTGATTCGGCGGACTGCTTCTTGGCCAAAGGTTCTAGTAAGTCCATAGGCTTTGATTTCGTTTGCTGCATAAGTAGCCAGCGCGCTAGATTCTTGTTTAGCTTGGCTAACGGCCTCGTCATCCATTGCCTTAAAAGCAGTAATGATGGAGCGGAGCTCGCGTTTGTCGTAACTGATTGGTAACTCATCTGCCACCGCTACGCTCCTTTAATATCTCTATCGCCGTTAGAACTTGGTCGATGTCTGTCCAGTAAGTCATCGGTATGCCAGTTGCTATCGCTATTTCGACTATTAGTCGGTTGATGCTTCCTGGCTCGTAACTTTTGGGCTTTCATCTCCAATCGTCATCTCTTCAACTGTTAGCTCCCAAATCTCTTGAGGCTTGGTCGGCTTTCCAGCTGCTTCGCGCTTATACGCAAAGTAAGCAAGATCTAAGAAGTCCGCTTGCTGATAAGCCGAAATATCCTTCATCGAATAAATCGACTTACCAGTTTTGCGTTCCCACTTAGCCCACTCTGGTAAGCCAGCCTGATAAGTAACTGATTCGCCAGAGTTATATTTAATTGTGATTGATATTTTCATAGCTCCCGATGCTCCGATCTCTTAGCTGAAGGTCTCTGTTGGAGTTCCAATTACGGTCATTGTCCAAGTATCAGTTAGCGCTCCTGGAGCTGCGCCACCTGCTGCTGGAAAGACTGGCAATACTGTGAAAGCAAAAACTGCTCCAGTAACTGCAGTAAATGAAACGCTTAATGCGGTATTAGGTGCTGACTCAGCATCAGCCCACATTGCTTCGAATAGTGAGCTAGTAGCTCCCCAATCCTGTAGCAATTCAATTGTGAATGTCCATTGCTTATCAACGGACTTATAAGCGCGACCATCAAGGGTTTGATAGGTCTCGATAATTGTGTCGCAGCTTAGGACTGCGCTTGTTGTCTGGGCGTCATAAGCAGCGCTATCGAGTGTAAAGGTTACATCGCGCCCAGTTATTACTGTAGTTGGCATTTGGGTCTCCTATGCGGTTTGCTCGTAGCGGACGCTCAAGCGTATATCTGAAACTAGCAGGGTTGTAGTTCCTACTTCTGTTACCGATGGTCTTTCGACTAACGATAATTCATACTTGGAAGCGTTTAGTGCTCCAAGAATACTAATGATCAACTTCTCTAAATTATCTAAAGCAGCGGCATTGCTAAAATACGCAACGCAAGCAGTTATTGTGTAATTTAATTTAACGCGAGTAGTTGATTTACCTAAGACTTCAAGCTCCATATAGGGCGAGTCTGGAATTACGATAATTGCTGGAACTATTGGCGCTTCTGGAACTGAGTCATAGATATTAGCAGTGCATCCTGCCAAGGCAGTTTTTAAAGCGCCTCTAACATCTGTGGCAATTGTTGATGCTGGCATTAGCCGACCATAGTTTCAACATCAAGATAAGGGCCAAGTAAGCCAGTTACTTTGGCAAGTAAATTCTTAGATAGGCGGTAAGGGGTAACTGCAAAATCTACGCCTTCGATTGATCCACCAGCGGCGGTTCTGGATTGAAAGATTTCAACGGAGATAGCCAAAATAGCAGCTTCAGCATTGGGGTTTCCGACATAGGTCGATAATCCAGATAGCGCAGCGTTTCCTGCTGGGATGATATTTTTTTCCAATATGTCTGCATTGGTGA